CTGATCAAAACCAGATCCCCGCTTTTGAATGTTGGTTCCATAGAATCCCCTTTACATCTTAGGGCAAAATCTGCCCGGATTCCTTCCGGGACATCTGTATAACCTTCATTGTTTTGAATAGCTTCTGTAGGTGTTCCACAGGCTATTTCCCCGATAATTGGAACTTTATTCCGCTGGATTGGGACGAATAGCGGATCATATCCAAGAATTGTTCCAGCATCAACACCAAATATTTTAGTTAGCTTTATTAATCGTTCACCGGATGGATTTTTCTTGTTTAGTTCCCATTCGCTAACAGTCGGCTTAGATACTCCAACTAATATAGCTAATTCCTTTTGTTGCATTCCCGCTCGTTTTCTAAGCTCTCTTACTCTATTCATATTAATTTCCCTCCTTTCTCATAAGCTAATTTTAGCAAATAAATATAAATAATGGAAGAAATAAAGGTGAGCTAAAAATAAAATTTATGCTTTACATTTGCTAATTAATAGCTTATAATGATACGCAAGTAAGCCACGGGCTTACCATCCAGAGGAAAGGAGGGCTGAAATATGATCCGCACTAATGGACAAAAGATCAGATTTGCACGGGAAAAGAAAGGTCTTACGCTTGCCGAACTTGCAAAACAGGTTGGTAAAACCGCTCCCTATATATCCGATATTGAGCGTGGAAACCGCCGTGGAAGCTATAAGACGCTTGAACGTATAGCTGAAGTGCTTGGGTTGAAGGTTGACGATATTCGGGAGGTAGCATGATGGAACGGCTGGTTACTGTGAAGGATATCCGGGAGCGGTATGGGTGTTCTAATCCTACTGCCCGTAAATATCTGCGGCAGATGTTCCATTATGAAAAACCGCTAACCGCTCCTTTGTGGGCTGTTGCGGAATGGGAAAATGACCGGGAACGGATGCCAAGCGGAGCCAGCCGGGACAGAATGCAAAGGATCAGAAACACGAAAGACCGGGGGCGGGTGATCGTCCCCAGAAAGAGGGGCTAACTAACTATGACAAGGAAACAGGCAGAGGAAAACATCATCCGGCTGATGGAGCAGATTCGTCACACTTATTACCAGTACAACCCAACGGGGGATAATTTAACCCTAATCATGGGCCGAAATTATCTTTCTGCTAACAACTCTTTCCAGTATGGCGGGGCTGATTATGACAGGCCGTTATATGTGACTTTGACGGAGGTAGAAAGATGAACGGATGGCAAGCAGATGTGATGTTTGAAACAATCTCTGCTGAAGAATGGGAAAAGCTGAATGAACCAGATCCGGCAGAAGGTATCATGAAGGAAGCGGCAGAGAGCATCCGAAAGGCTTTAGAAAGTATTGATGATGGGTGCGATTGGATAGCGGATGCAGTTTCCATCCTGTGTGATACAGAAATGGCTAATAAGGTGCAATCTATTCTGGATGATTTCACCAAACTTGCAAACGATCTGGAAGGACTGAAAGATCATTACGAAAGGGGTGAAAGAGAATGAAAAGCCGTTATTGCTATAACCCGATGACTTCAAAGCGGATTGGACAGCGGTTGACGATTGCAGATCGTTTCCGCAGATGGAAGCGGGAGCGGGAAGAGCGGAGAAACTGGCCTGATGTGTTTATGGTCACCGGATATAACCCGCCGATTTATCCGGGAAAATAAAAAGCCCGTGCCGGACTCAAAGTCTCACAAAGCACGGGGGAAATTGAAGGGCTAACAACTATTTCCAACAGTTATTATATCAAAGTTTATAGCATATCGCAAGGAGGAAAATATGAGCGAATTAAGACAGGCCATGCCGGAAGAGTTGGAAGGACTGGAGCTTGCCCCCGTTGATGGGGATATGGAAGCTGACAAACTTGTGAAAGCTATTCGGGAAGCGGAAGAAACCAAAATCTTTTGGAAATCCTATTATGCGGAGAAACTGAAGGAAGTTAATGATTCCTGTGATTTCGTTATCGAACAGAACCGGGCAAGACTGCGGATTTACTTTGATTCTGTTCCGCACAAAATAACAGCTACTCAGGAAAAGTATCCCCTCCCCTCCGGGAAGCTTGTTCTGAAAGATCAGGAACCGGAATATCAGCGGGAAGATAAAACCATCATTAAGTTCTTGAAGGAAAATGGTGGTGAAAAGTTCGTTAAGATCAAAGAAGAGCTTGATTGGTCTGGATTAAAGAAAACGCTGATGATTGCGGGTGAAACCGCCGCAGATGAGGAAGGAAGACCAATTCCCGGAATTAAGGTTAAGGAACGTGAAAAAGCGTTCACTATTGAGAAATAACACGGAGGGCTAACAATGAAGTATTCAGATATTGATAAGGTTAATAGCGAAATCAAAATGCTTGATCTGAAGGGGAAAGATTATGCAATGGTTCCCGAACGGGTGACGGCCTTTCGAAAGTTGTTCCCGGATGGGTTTATCACATCCAGTATTCTTAACCTTTCCGATGATGGAACCGTTGTGATTATGAAAGCGGAAGCCGGATATTACAAGGAAGATGGAAGCAGAATCGTTCTTGGCTCCGGGACGGCAAAAGAAGAACAGGGAAAAGGCATGGTTAACGGCACTTCACATATTGAAAATTGTGAAACCTCCGCAGTTGGTCGGGCATTGGGAATGATCGGTCTTGGGCTGAATGGCGGCGGGATATGCTCCGCTGAAGAGCTTGTAAACGCCATTACGGCGCAGAAACAGATACAGGAAGAAAATCCCAAGCAGAACCCCGTACAGGCTGAGAGAGGGCAAAAACAGCCGTTTAAACAGGCTTCCAGACCAAAAGCGGATGTGCAGGAAACAGAGGGTGGAACTGTTCCCCCTGTTGGTTCAGAAAAACAGCCGGAAATAACCCCGTTAAAGGCTTTCCTTATGCGGGAAATGAAAGGATTGCGGGAAGCCCGGAACATATCAGCGGCACAGAACAACAAGCTTTTTGCGGATCAGAGGAAAGCACTTGTTGAAGCCGGACTTATTCCTAATAAATCCTTGGAAGAATATACCGTAGAAGAAGCAGAAAACATGATTAAGTTGATGTATGAGAAGTTCACGCCTACGGGGGTTGAAATAAAGAAATGAAAGCCAGATTCCGGGATTTATTTCAGCTTCGGGATGGTGAATGGGTGATCTCCTTCACCACTCCCGAAAACCCCGGAAAGCTGTTTGATAAACTCCGGGAAAAGCTTTTGAACGTGGAGATCAAGGAAGCCAGCAAGGCCAGAAGCCGGGACGCAAATTCAATGTGCTGGGCATTGTGTTCCGATATCGGCAAGGCAATCACGCCGCCTTTGAGCAAAGAAGAAGTTTACAGAAGAGCTATAAAGGCAGTTGGCGTTTACTCCCCGGTAATAGTTGTTGAATGGGATTTGGATACCATCATGAAAAGGTGGAGTTCTCATGGAATTGGTTGGTTTGCGGAAGTCGTAGATCAGGCCGGGATAGGCCGGAAGCTGATTCATCTGTACTACGGCAGTTCAACATATTCCGTTGAGGAAATGCGGGTGCTTCTGGACTGGCTGATTGATGAAGCGGAACAGATGGATATTCGGATACCGTTATCAAAGGAAGATGAAGAAAGGTTGCTGGAAACATGGGGAAAGAAACCGAATTAACCACGGCAAAAAGGGGATTCTTGAATGGCAAAAAGTATTATGCAATCTGAAAGGGTTTGCTATATGTGCGGATGTGTTAACAGGTTGACCGTCCACCACGTTTTCGGCGGTGTAGCAAACAGGCCGATATCCGAAAAGTATGGATTATGGGTTTATCTTTGTCACAACTGCCACACAGGAAAGGCCGGGGCGCAATACGACAAGGAAAAGAACCTAAAGCTCAAGCAGGAAGCACAGAGGTGTTTTGAAAAGGATCATTCACGGGCTGAATGGATGAACATCATTCGGAAAAACTATCTTGGTTGATGGAGGTGCTAAGAATGAACCAACATAAAGCAATTCTGGATTATCTGGAAGCGCACGGAAGCATTTCACCTATGCAAGCTTTCAGTGATTTGGGAATTACAAAGCTCTCTACACGGATTTCTGAAATGATCCGGCGTGGATATGCTTTCAAGAAGATTCCAACAGAAGGAACAAACCGCTACGGGGAGCCTGTCAGGTATATGCGCTATGAAAAGGCGGTGTGATTATGCCGAACAGACTTATCAAAGAAAGCATTTGTACATCAGAGAAAATTAACGAATTATCGGATTTTAACTTCCGGTTATGGGTGAACCTGATTACATATGTTGACGATTTCGGAAGGGGTGATGCAAGGCCAGCAATTATCAAGGGTCGTTGCTTTCCGCTTCGTGAACGGGTAACGTTAAAGGACATTTTGACGGGTCTTAACGTTTTGGCGGATACAGGTTGCATTCTTCTCTACACAGTAGGCGGAGAATCCTACCTGTGTTTCCCGAACTGGGACAAACACCAAACTGTCCGAAACAAGAAATCAAAATACCCCGGCCCAAATGAAGCTGACAGCAAAATGAATACAATTGCAAGCAATTGCAAACAATTGCAAGCAAATGTTCCCGTAATCCAATCCAATCCAATCCAATCCGAATCCGAATCCGAATCCAATCCGAATGCCGTCAAAGCTCGTTTTGAACGTTTCTGGGCGGCATACCCCAGAAAGCAGGATAAGCAAAGAGCAAAAAAAGAGTTTGAAGCATTGAAACCGGATGAAGACTTGTTGAAAACCATGCTAACAGCCATTGAAAGATGGAAAACCACAGATCAATGGACGGAGGACGGAGGAAAGTATATCCCGCATCCGGGAACATGGCTCCACAATAAGCGTTGGGAAGATGAACCACCGAAAGCAAACGCCAAATCTTCCGGGAAAGGAAAAACCGTCATCGCTCAACAGTATGAACAAAGATCATATGCCGGAATGCAGGAAACACCAGAGGAAATGATGGCAAGGCTTGTGGGGGCGAATGCGTCATGAACAGAGGTGACAAAAACGGATGGATGCGTTTTCGGAAAAATACCATGCCCCCGCCGGGAATGCGGGTGCTTGTCTGGTTAGATCTGGGGCATATGGGGTTTCCGGTAGCAACTAAGGTTGAGGAAAACGGGGAAATGTATTACTGGAATTCCATCGGAAGACAGAAAGTTAAGATTGAGCCATCCAGATGCAGATGGAAGCAGATTATTCCCCCGGAAGGAGAGATTGAAGGGTGAATAAATACCATGCAAAACGATGGGAGCTTGACGGAAAGGTATTTGATAGCCAGAAGGAAGCACGGAGGTATCAGGAACTGCGGTTCCTGCTTCGGACGGGGGTTATTAAAAACCTTCAGATGCAAGTCCCGTTTGAACTGATTCCGGCTCAGAAAGACGAATCAGGAAAGGTATTAGAAAGGGCTGTTATATACAAAGCCGATTTCACCTATTGGGATGAAAACGGAAAGTTTGTGGTTGAGGATGTTAAGAGCGAAGCAACTAAAACCCGTGAATACATTCTGAAACGGAAATTACTCTTATATCGGTTCGGGTTGCGGATCAGGGAGGTTTGAGGAATGCGAAGGGCTAAATCAAGCCGGGAAGTTAGAAGGGCAAAGCAACGACAAGATCGGAATACGCTTGCTGAGATCAAGCTAACACCGCAGGAAGAATTAAGGCTTAAATTCTTTCGGAACGGCATCACGGAGAAAGATGTTCAAAACGCTTATGAACAGGGCATCAAAGAAGGGCGTAAGTTTGCAGAGGATTTTGCCTTTCATGCGATCTATGCCGCTTTCCTGATTACGATGATTGATCATCACAAAATGGATATGGATGAAGCGGTAGATATGCTGATAGAGATGGATAAACAGGTGGTGCTTTGTGCGGAAGATCAGGAATTAGCTGATGAAGCCTATGAAAAGACCGGGGTTGAATTGCATTGGGAAGATGCGGTAGGACGCATAGAAAGGAACAGGTAAAATGCAGATTTTAACGATTATCGGAAACTTAACAAGAGATCCAGAAACAAGAACGACAACCAGCGGAAGCACGGTCTGTAGCTTTACGGTTGCGGTTAACCGCCGGAAGAAGGCAGAAGGCCAGCCGGAAGCGGATTTCTTCCGGGTATCAGCATGGAATCAACTTGGGGATAACTGCCAGAAATACTTAGCAAAAGGGCGAAAGGTTTGTGTGGTTGGGACGGTTACGGCCCATGCCTACACCACGCAGGACGGAAAAGCGGCGGCAAGCCTTGAAGTTATGGCGAATAACGTGGAGTTCTTGTCTGCAAGAGGTGAAACCGGAAACCAGACGGATGAAAGCGGATTCACTCAGGTTGAAACGGATGATCTTCCGTGGGGGAATTAACGATGGATATTAAATCAAAGATTCCTGTATGCGAACTGTTAGCGGGGCTTGCTGAAGAATGTTCCGAATTGGCACAGGCGGCATTAAAACTCCGCAGATGCTATGACGGGACAAACCCAACTCCCGCAGATCCTGATAAACAGTATGAATGCTTTCTGGAAGAAATCGGGGATGTAGAACTGTATCTGGATCAGCTTTCAATCAATCGGATTGTAATAGCGGATTACAAGAAAATGAAGCTGGAGCGGTGGCAGAAACGGCTGGAGGATAAAGGGAAATGATCAGGAAGAAGGACAATCCCGCAAAGACCTTTTTACGGCGTTATATAGCCCTGTCTGGGCGTGTTGATGCATTGTCTCATGCTATTGATCAGGCTATGGAGAGAGCTTTAAATACGGGTGTTTCCTTGAAGGAGGTTAAGGTGCTTTCCTCTCCTGCTGAATATGATCCAATGGCAAGGGATGTGGTTAATGCCGTTGACACCTGTGAAATCCTGTACAGGTACAAGGGCGAAGCGGAAGCGGCTTTGCGGGATATCCTCTCCGCTATTGATTCCCTTACAGACGAACGGCAGAAAGAAATCTTAACCATGCGATATGTTGCCGGGATGGGGTTTCAAGATATCCAAGAAAAAATACACTATGAGAAAACACAGATGTACATAATTCATGGTCGGGCATTGGTTGAAATCAACAAATGGTTGGAAAAACATCCGGTAGCCGCTAAAGCCATTTAAACGTGATTTAACCCCTTTTAAATTTTGAATGGGTGAATTTACACAGAATCAGGCAGAAGCGGCGAAAAGTGGCAAAAAACAGGAAAGAAGGGCTAATAACAATGGCAATGGATTCTAAACAGGATTTCTTGCGGAGTACGGAAAAGGCTCTTGGGGATATCGTGACAGCTTCAGATATGAACCGCATTCTGAAAGCGTTATCCGATGTTCTTGAAGGATATGAAATGCGGATGATCAGAGAATGGACGGAAGAACATGATGATTGTTTGCAATGTTTCCTTGATGCTTTAAGCGTTGAGTGCCGGAGCCAGAAAACAATAGACAGATATCGTTATGTTATCGGCAGAATGATGGAATTTGCAAAAGTACCAACAAGGAAAATCACAATCTATCATTTACGGGCTTTTATCTCTGCGGAAAAGGAAAGAGGAATTGCTGATAGAACGCTGGAGGGCTATAGGGAGATATTCTCAGCGTATTTCAATTGGCTTCAACGTGAAAGCCTGATTGAGAAAAATCCGGCGGCTAATCTGGGTGCGATTAAATGCGCTAAGAAAGAAAAGAAAACTTATTCCGCTGTTGATTTTGAGAATTTAAACAGAACTTGCAAGAGCATAAGAGACAGAGCAATTCTTAATTTCCTTGCATCAACTGGATGCCGGATCAGCGAGATGATTGATTTAAACCGGGATGATGTAGATCTGGATAAGCTTGAATGTGTTGTCCATGGAAAGGGCAATAAAGAACGCACGGTGTACCTTAACGATGTAGCCGGGACGCTTTTAGGTGAATACATCGCAAGTCGGAAAGATGATTGCCCCGCTCTTTTCACCAACCGTTTTAATGATCGGATAAGCCCGAATGGGGTGCGGTATATGCTTTCATACTTAGAGAAAGAAACGGGGATTGAAAAGGTTCATCCGCATAAGTTCCGTAGGACTCTTGCAACCGATCTTGCAAGACATGGGATGCCGATTCAAGAAGTAGCGAAAATTCTTGGGCATGACAAGATTGATACAACTATGCAGTATGTAGTGCTTAACAAGGATGATGTTAAAAACAGCTATAGGAGGTATGCATAATGATTTGTATCAATATTCCAATGCCTAAGAAATGCATAGATTGTCCGCTGTCATATTGGGTTCAAGGTGGATGCTTTGAAGGGATGTTGATGTGCAATGCAAAAGAAGCAAACCTATCAAAAAAGGAATTCAAATCAAATGATGAAATAACGGGTGAATGTATCGTTGATGAATACAGAAACAAAAGGCCAGCGGACTGCCCGATAACCGGAACGGATATTCCGATATTTTGTAGATACTGCGGAAAGAAAATAATCTGAAGGAGGGACGAAAAGATTGTTCGTGATCGTAAATAAATTGGGCCGGGAAAAGTTTTATCTTTCTAAGGTTGATAAAACGGTATCCTCTTCTGTCTGGACTTTCGATAATATCGGGAAAGTGATAGTGAAGAAGGGAAAGGTATCTGTCAGATCTGAAGAGGTGAAACCTGATACTCATGATACATTCTCTTATTTCCCGGATATTGAAAAGGCTAAGAAGTATAAAACAAAGCAGAAAGCTGAAGAAATGATAAAGGAGCATCCGGGACTAAGGTTCTGCAAGGTGGAAGAAATATAACACTTTAAAGGAGGATAATACATGAGCTTTATCAGGTATATTAAAGATTGCGTTCATTTCGCAAGAAAATACCCATTCGAAAATGGAAGCAAACGGCTGTGGCTTAGAAACGTATTGTATATTAATGCCCAGCCAAAATACTGGCATGGACGGCTAATTGATAAGTTGCTGAATGGACGGCTAATTGATAAGTTGCTGAGGTGACACAAATAACACTTTGAAAGTGTGGTGATGCCTATGTATCCGAAAGGAAGCCCGGAGTTTATGTAGCATTGCCCCGCACGGGGCTTTGACTTAAATATAAGCTATAAGTTATAATTTGGAGGGCAAAATGACAATCGAATTAAGGAAATATCCTCTTCCTGATGATCTGATGTGGATGAAGGAATGCACGGTTGGAACGATTGGAAAAGAAGCCAAGACAATGCCTACATCTGATTTTGTGCGGCGGTTGCTCGTTGCAAGGCACTCCCCTATTCGGGAATTACGGTTTTCGTATGTGATTAGGGATATTCCCTACTGGGTATCGGTGCATCTGGTTCGGCATCATGTTGGTTTTCAACCATACGTTCAGAGCCAGAGGAACGACAGGCAAAGCAATTACGACAGGGAGAAAGCTCCGCAGGATGCTCCCGTTACCATGAGAATTACGATTAATGCGGAAGCTCTTCTTACTCTGGCTAACAAAAGGTTGTGCATGAAGGCCAGCCCGGAAACACGGGAAGTAGTGCAAAGAATGTGCGCTTTAGCGGAAAAGGTTATGCCGGAATTAAAAGGGCTATTGGTTCCTATGTGCGAGTATCACGGGGGAAGATGTGATGAGATTAAGCCGTGCGGAAAGGCGGTGAAGTGGGAATGATTGACAGGGAAAAAGTGATCAAAGGGCTTGAACGTTGCAAACTGTATAACAAGGTTAACTGTGACAAATGTCCTTATGATTACAACGGCAGGGGAGATGGGAAAAGCGAGTGTACCGCTGAATTGGCTTCAGATGTCCTTGCCCTGCTGAAAGAGCAGGAACACAGCGAAACGTTTATTGTCATTGACAATAAGACCGGAAAAGAAGCAGACACATACAACATAGCATTACATGAGGATTGGGCAAAGCATCTCTGCTATTGCGATATGGAAGGTTGGGCAATAGAGGAAGATGGAACGCTTCTGCTTGTGGACGAATGCGGAAGGTTCGCATATGCAGATAGAGAAAGGTTCAAGGTGAAGTGGGAGTGAAATTTGGTCGCAGACGGCAGAAACTGATTAACTGGCCTCCGTTGGAAGAAATAGAAAGCTCACGATGGGCAAATAATCATACCGAATACAAGTCGATAACATACGGATTTTGCGAATCACAGGACTGTTGTGAAATTTGCGACAGAAGAATGCGGATATTATGCAAAGCCAAGTGTTGGGTTGACAGGATTAGGTTGAGAATTATCAAGCGGCACTACGGAATTAAGAATGGGTGGTGAAATGGGATGGATGACAGAGATAAGACTTATCTACTGAAAGAACTTACTAAAACAATTGACGGATCAGATTCTACAGCGGCGTTTTGCTTGTGCCAACGATGGATTCTGAAAGATGCTCTTGTCATGCTTAAAGAGCAGGAGTCTGTGATTGAAGCTCTTAAGTCAGATCTTGACGAAACGCTTAAAGTGTTAGGAGAGCAACCAGAGATTGTCAGGTGTAAGGATTGCCGATTCCGGGATGATCCAAACAGCGTGATTTCTGAATGGTTACCATGCCACTTTGGAGAAACACCCGACAATTGGTATTGCGCTTCTGGTCGAACAGTTCGGGAAATTCCCGACAATTAAAAAGAGCGGAGTAAAACGGAGTTAAAAGCGTGATATAGTATAAGCGCACAGGAACAGGGACAGTCTTCTTCAATTGTTCACCTCCTTTTGAAAGACGGCAGGAAGGACGCATCCTGCCGTTTCTTTATGTTTGCTCTGGTTGTGGTGCGGGGCTTTTATCACTCCTCCCTCGCATCGGGTGTGCATGATAACGGAGGGGTTGCACATGAGCAGATCTGGTAGATGGCCCGTGGTTAGGAAAATGGCATGGGAGCGGGACAAGAAAGCGAGAACACCATGCCACATATGCGGACAACCTATTGACTATTATATCCCGCCTTCTTCCGCTCCTGACTCATGGGAACCAGATCACATCATCCCTGTATCAAAACGCCCTGACTTGGAGTTGGATCTAAACAACATACTCCCGTCACACATGAGATGCAACCGTGCAAGAGGTGATGGTACTAATGGTGAAAACAATCTTGGAATGAGAAGCCGGATTTGGTAGGGAGGGGCCAAAAAATCTTTGCGGCCTTTGGGCCAAAAGAC